TGAGCCAAGGCATCAAATGGTTGATTATCCACCTGATAATAATAAGGCTGTAGTGCTTGATAACTTGGTACTGGGATTATACTAATATTAGGCATGATATATTTAGAACGAATTACAGCAAATTTATACGCCAGTTCCAAATAATTTGAATATCAGATGTTTTTGACAATGGTGAAAATGTCGCCATTGAGTATAAAACGTCATTATTCAACACTAATCCCATTTCAGAAAGTGAATAACCATTAGCATCGCTGAAACCTAACACAGAAGTAAAAATAACCTGTGTTGGGTTAGAGTTGTCAATACTTGCCGATACGGTCTTAGAAGCCCTAGTAATGCCAAACAAACCAGTTCTATCTTGATTTACATATCTTAAGGTTGTACCGTCAACACCATTATCACCAAAAATCATTCTTGAGACAAACTGTTCATAACTACCAATGCTATTAGCTAAAACTTTTACAAGTTCAGCTCTACCACCAGCCAAAACAGCATTCTTGAAATCTATGACTTTCTCGGTGCCATTTTTGTCAATAATTTTACCACTTACAGAACCAAGAAAATTCGTTGAATCAATCATATGTTCCCTTCAGTTTTCTTATTATCTTTAGTTAAAATAGTGTAACCAATACTTTCTTCTTGTACCGAAAAGTCTTTAGTCTCAGAACCAGAAGCTAAATCAGTCATTGCAAATGCTGGCAAGTTCATTATCTCATTTGTAATTACTTCTTGACCAGATCTATCTACAAAATGAAAATCTTGTAGCATAATTGTTGCCGGATCTTTCACATATCTTATCAAGTCGTAAGAAACCGATGTTCCACCACTCGATATCGTTCCCCATTCTTCAAATTTACCAGATAAAAATAGATACTGATTAAGTCCTATTGTTTCTTCGCTTATTATCGAATAAAAAGAACTGTTAATTTCAATTAAATAGTTTTCTTTAAATGTGCTATCCTCTAATGCATTCGGATCATTTGGATCTGTAAATGTTGGGAAAGTGATTGGTTTTAAAAATAACATTTTATTATAATCTAAATTTCCACTATCAGCAGTAATTCTTTGCAATATTTTACCACTTACTCCACCTTGATCACCAGCATTGTAATTATCTATATAAATTTCGTTTGATGTATCTGGATATCCATCAATGTAATACTGAGAAGAATCAGCATCAAAGAAGAAATAATTGTTTCTTGTTAAAAATGTTTGAATGTTTCCAATACCAGTTCCAGCATCAACTACTACTCTTCCCCTATAAACAACATTGTAAATACCATCAGTTGATTCAAATATTATATTATTACTATTATCAAGAAGCTTGTAATCTAAATTTTCATAATAAGAATTTGTGAGAGACCCATCGTTCAGCAAGTAAATCTTATTGTTGACTATATTTGTTATTTCATAAATTAATCCAGTTGAAACAATTTGTATCTTCCAACTTGCAACAGCCTGACCATTGTCAACATCAAATATAGTTTTTATTGGATAATAAAGGAAGTCTAAGGTAGAATCTGTTATAAAATACAAGTTATCTTGATAAACATCAAAATTAGAATCAGATAAAACAATATTGGAAAGTATAAAGCTGAATTCTGTTGTGTTTAAAGGTTCACTAATCGAACCAATTATTTCAACATAATTACCAACAGGATTTTGAACAGTATATTCTCCGCTATTTGCATGTGGAGATAAAATTTCTAATAATGTGTCAGATGAATTATTAGAAATGCCAATTGTTTCTAAATTTTGCAAAGGACAGAACAAAATAATTGATTCATTATATCCATTTGTTGTTCCACTTTCAGCGGTTTGCGCTGTTGCTAACATATTTCTAAGAACTTGACCATACACATTAGGTCTAATATTTCTGTTAAATATTGTATTAGCTTGACCAGAAATCAAATAATCAGAAGCATTATATTTTATTAAAATCTGCCAAGACTCATATGCTGGAAGCATATAATCTTCCATATAGCCATTAAATTTCAATGTGTGAAGAATTGCATGAAATGGCGTGTATTCAGCAATTATTTCTTGTGCTTCGACCAATCTTATATTAGACAAATCTTGAACAGAAAGTTCTAGATTATATCTAGCACTAATTGTATCTCTACATGGTTCAATAAAGTTCTTGTCAATATCTTTAGGGTCAAAACTGTCTCTTAATGAACCGTTATATTCATCCATGTTATAAGCTTGTTCTGAATATGGAAATTCAGTACGAATTTTACCAAAAATAATTGGCTCATAAAACGGATTTTTAACATTTACAATCACATCAAATAAAGGATCTGTCTCTTCAATTGCATAAGTATTCCAATCCTTTGGCGGATACTCAAAATAACGATCATCTCTTGTGTCAATCAAAGACAAACCTAATATGTAATTGTGAATTTGAACTTGAGTTTCATTAGGAAATTCTTTTATTTGATATGTAATTTTTAATCTCGAAGATAGCTCTAGAGAGTTTCCTATATATTTCATATAAGAAACACCATTACTTGTATAAATTTCTATGTTGTCTAAGCTTATTGTTGCGTAATCTGAAGTATTAGTTTCTAGTTGTAATAAAAAAAATGTATTATTTTTATCTAAACTTACTTTTGACAATTTAAAAATTGTTTCGCCAGAATACAAGAAACTTTCTGTATGTGAATATTTTGTCCCAACTTGCCACAATTGAGAAAATTCAACTAATTCCATTCCTGCATCGCTTAATGCTTGTCTAAGTCCTTCTAGCCTGCCTTTCATTTTATTAAGAGGCACTGCTTTCTTAATTTGCTTGCGCCATCTAGTTGGATCAGAACTACGCAGTTTCAAATTAAATAAATTAGCTAAGTAAATTAGAAGTGGTTCTTGAAGAACATTTGCATCTAGAAGATCAATTATTTGATTTACCAAATCTTCCATTTGCTTGAACCCATCGTTCAAAGCAAGATTAAGCTTGTCTAATATTTCTGGAGTTCTATCTGTATCAGCATATGTACTTTTGTACATTTCTGGTAAATATCTTGTTAGTAAATCATAATACTTTTTTGGTGGAGTTCTGTGTGTTGGATTGCTGGTATATGCAGCAATGTCACTATTAAGATAAAACGGTAAGTGTGCGCTTATTGTATCGCCAGATGGGTTTGGTTTCCATTTATAGCAGATAAAATAATCACCTTCTCTTACATTGAAAGCATTCCAAAAAAATTGAAATCTGCAATAAGGGAATTCATCTGTTGGTGCTTTGATAACAATTGAATCTGTATTTGTTCCACCACGAACCCAAAGTGGTTGTGTGGAACTGCCAGCTTGAAAAACTATTTGAGAATTTGCGTAGTAAAATGGATTAGTAACAATGCTTTTTTGCCAAGCATCAAAAGCATCGTTTGCAAGTTGAGCATTTTCTTCTGATGGGTACTCACAGGCAATATTTTTTAGAACAAGATAACGAGCTTCTAAATTAGCTTGAGATATTTGAGTATCGTATTCTTGAATATTTGGGGAAGCATAATTTCTTTCAATGAAAAAAATTGTGATGTTTTCTATGTAGTAAGGATCTATTGGATAGCATTTGTTTGCATCCGGTGTTAAGAATATAAATTCAACCCTATCATTAACTTTAGGGTTATCTGTGTATAGCTTATTCATAGGTAAAATTAATTCTCGTAGTATCTGGTCTAATTATTTCAAAATATCTTGCCCTTACAAGCTTTCCGCTATTTTCAGGATCAGAAGTTGTAAAATAAATATCATATCTTCTTGGCTGTTGCATATCAGACAAAGCCTTAATAACATCAATGTCTCTTAAATTTTGATTGTAATCCCAATTGTTAAGGGAGAAAAAGTTTTGTATTCTTGTTGTTATGTTTGCTCTGATGTCGTCTTCAAACTTTTTGTAATATTTATCAATTACAACATTGATAGAAACATCTGAAAGTATTATTTGTCCATCAAGTATTGACAAATAATCTGTCATCATCTTGTTTTCATTCATGTATTGTGTGAATTCATATTTGAACTGACTGGAAGAAACAGCTAGATCAAAATTATTAACTTTTGTGAGAATATAAAGTTCTATGATGTTTGCACTACATCCAGAATGTCTGAGAACTGCATTTGTTTTTCCCATAACACCATTGTATGGAGTCACAAACAAATTAGCATAATTTTTATAATCAGATCCTGATACACATCTATTTTGTGTTTGATTGTAAATAGGAAGTTTATATCTAATATCATCTATTGTATCGCCAGCGTAGCCGTATTCACCCTTTGTATAATTGGTAAAATTAACAACTGCGCTGAAAACTTCGCCTTCAATTGAAACTAATGACTGTGCATTTACAAAATTTGTAACAATATTACCAGAAGTTCCACCACCAACTCTATAGGTTGCAACAATAGTTGAACCAGTTGGAGGAATGTATCCAGCACGATTATTGCCAAATATAATGAAAACAGAATAATCAGAATTGTATTCAACTCTGTATTCTCTTTTTGGAGCTGATTCTGTAAAGTATTTTACTTGTTCCCAAGTAACACCGTCAACGCTTACTCTAATTGAATCTAATAGTACTGGAGAAAAGTTTAACAAGTAAGCCTGATCTGTTCCACCAGTTCCTGCAAATGTGTCTGTGTATGTTCTTCCTTCAATACCAACTATATTGCTATTAAGCAATGATCCAGATGTTATTACTATGTTTTCATCAAATATTGGTCTTCCCAAAGCATCAGAAGCAAATAATTCAATTGTTGTTGTAACATTATTGTTGAATATATCAACAGCATAAGGAGTTTGAATTATAAGATCAACATTATATGTATTTGGAACTCTTGCTGTCCAAAGACTTTTGCCAGCAATTGGTGGTTTTGGAACAAATCCTACCAGATTTGCTAAACGTATTGCATTTTCTAATTCTGTAACTGTATCAATAAAAACTTCATTTGCTATCTGATCTGTCTTGAAGGACAGTGTATCAGCAATAAATGCCCAGTTTTCAATAAGCATGATACCAAGACTTGATTCAACAAAGTCATTGAACTCTGTACCAAATTTTTCTTGAATATAAGCAACCAATCGAGATTTCATTGACCAGAAATCTTGATTGGTGTAATTTAATGAAAAAATTTGAGGTCTTGTGCCATTAGCCCCAGATTTATATGGCGTTAAGTCAAACGGACACTTCTCCACGGTCAACCCCCTTCGAACGGTACTGCTAGCACAAGTTCTTCAATAATATTTATTTTCTCTGGATTTATATAGTTAATTCGGATCAATACTCCATTCTTGTTTGTCGAATTATAACCAGCTTCAGTTTTTTCAACCAAATCTGTTACAGTAATTGCTGTTACAGTTATTCTTGGTTCCCAAGTGCTTATTGAATTAGATATTTCTCCTGCAATAGCACTTTTTGTGGCATCAGTGTTTTGTTCAAAAATATACTTTCTCAAAGCTGTGCCATATTGTGGCAACATAACTCTATCACCGGGATTTGTTAATATTAATTGAATCAAATCACTTTTTAAGTTTTTAGCGCCAATTTGAGAATAGAAAAATCCTAATGGATTTTTAAAAACTGGAAATGGAAAACCTTTTAAATCAGCCATTGTTAATTTCCTTCAAGAGGTAAACCACCAGAACATAAGTCTTCTCCCGGCAAACAGTTATCAGTTATATTTAGAGCGCCAAGCCCAATACCACTGGCAGAATTGCTACAAGAAGCATAAACTCTATCACTTGCTCTTACGCATCCATTTACTAAAACGAGAACTGGAAACACACCCGGAATACACTGATCAGGATCTGTTGCTGTAGCATTATCTGTAGCTTGATTCAAATCAATTTGTAAAACATTCTCAGGAGGTGGATTTTCTGCTTCATCTGGTGGAATTGGTGGATAATCTCTACCAGCTAACAAGTAAATTTTTTCATCAAATTGTATCACATGGTTGCCTTTTCCTTTGTGATAGAATGTTTGCTCTGTATAATCAAACCTATTAGTTGCCACATAATTCATTTTGTGACCTTTTATATATTCAAGAGCATTTTCTTCAGCATAAAGGAATAGGTTCCCACCTGATCTTATTTGAATATATCCTGATTCTTCCACACCTTCAAAACCTTCTCTTAATGTAATTTGATGTGGTCTTGAACCATTTTCTATTGTCTTTTGTGGCGCAGTAATAGAAATATATTGTCCTAATGTTTGATTTTGATCCGAACTGTCATCCATTCTTATGGATAAACCATAACCAGTTCTTAATTGCATATAAGCAGCTGTTGCTTTTGGCTCTGGAACAGCGCCATCTCTTCTACAAGGATATTCTCTAAGATTTCCTCCATCACAAAGGAAGATTTCATGCTGACTAGTAGAATTTATTTTCACACCTTGTTTTGAAGATGCAGCATCTGTGCAATTTAGACCATCGACAGCATCACATAAAAATATTTGATTTCCTAAAGCACTTTTTATTTTTACTCCATTATCATCTGCTCTAACTTTGTCTGTGTTTGTTCCAACTCTTTCAATATCATTAAGTTCAATTAAATGAC